CCTGTTGCCATTACTTACCCTTCCTCATAACTGCCGCATTGTCGACAAGGTTTGGATACTTGCGACCTGCTGCTTTGGCACGAGCCTTAGCCTTTGCCTTCTGGGTAGGTGTTAGTTTGGTTGATTTTTTCTTTGGGTTCTTCTGATCCCAGAATGCTTTCTTCTTCACCATTTCACCTTATCTGCCCAATAGGCTGCTGACATCTTTCCTTTTGCAATGTTCTTTGCATGACGAGCCTTGAAAGACTTCTGTCGTTTAGTTGGTTGCCGATCACCGGTAACACCTTGCTGACCAAACCTGATGGTCTTGACTTGAGAACCTTCCTTAGCTACAACCACATGAGATTTAGTTGGATGAGAAGGTGTTCTCTTCGGCTTATTAAAGCCAGATACCCCGGCTCTTTTCAACCGGGGATCTGCCTTACTTCTTTTTGCCGCCACTCTTCTTTGCCTTCTTGACGACCATCTTCTTGCCTGATTTCTTTGCTTCTGCTTTAGCCATAGCCATACCTTTTGCAGTATATGGATATTCTTTCTTTCCGACCTTTGGCATTATTTCTTCTTTCCGGGCTTCTTCTTGCCCTTTTTTCCGTATTCCATCATGCGTTCTTTTTTGCCCTCAGACTTTTCGTGCTTCATCTTTGCCTTTTTGGACTTGTACTTTTCGCCTTTTGCTGACATCTGCCTTCTCCCTTTGAGTGATTACCTTGACTTTTCCACCTGTGTTTATGTCAAACGAAGCGGAAATCTCTATCGCTTTTCTGGCCTCATTGGCCGCTACCTTTGTATTCGTTATTGAAATCGTAGCTCTTGATAGAGAACCTGCTGCATAGGATCCACCAGATCCAACTGCATATATTCCTCGATCATCTCTGCACCAAGAGAAATCATTGTCTATCTGATAGATCCTGCCACGGATGCATATAAGGGCATCAAAGCCAGCATCCTCATTAGGCATTCCATCTTCCTTCTTTGGAGAAGGATCGTATCCATAATCTGCATACGCTTGACGAAGTGACGGAAGAAGATCCGTCATCATAAATTTATCTAAGTTGACCACCTTAGGTATCTTTGGTGGAGTCCAACTAAAGTTTGCTATATCCCCAGCGATTGCATCGCCAGCAAAAGCAAAGACATACTCGCCTTTTTCTATGACCTTATCCATACCAGTTGCTATGAACTTCTGGCCACCTGCCACCATCAATGAATCCGCTGCTATAAGGCCCCAGCCTTTGCCTTGGATTCCAACGATGGTTGTCATGTCTATTCCTTAAAACTATTGGTGTTGGCATCGAAGGCTTTACCAGCCAAATTCGATAACTCAACAGCTCCTCGAATGTCTTTCATATTCGTTGTTGCTGGTTCAATGCCTTGGTCAATCGCTGACTTGTAAGCATTGAGTTCTGCATCCCAAGACTTCTGAGACATCGTTCTCCTGCTATTGGCATCACCAGTATTAACTTGTAAACCTGAAGCCTTTAGGCACTCTCCCCAGTTTGCATGATCTTGTGTGGGGCAACCTGTTCTACACGGCATTATGACCTCAATACTAAGAATCCACTATGTGCTTCATCCGATGCTGCATCGGCTTCTGCTTGAGTCTTTATTGTATATCCAAGACCTACCAAAACATCTTTAACCGCTTCGCTTACGACATGGCTTCTTCCACCGAGGAAGACATAATCGTAGTCTTTCAATTCATCTTCAGTTACTGCTCGAGATGTAGTTACGGTTGATCCATCGATCAAGACTGCCACTCCTCGTGGAGATACAACTCTCCTCCACCACTTGTCTCGTAGTGGGAAACCTTCCATCACTTGCGGTGGGTAAAAGGTATAAGTTGCCATTTCTCTCCTTTAGTAGAGAGGGGGCAGGTTGCCCCACCCCCTCAACTAATTAGCTCCGATTAAAGAGCAGATGCACCAGTTTCCAAACGGCAAACTGCTGCATCACGGAAGATGCCCCAGCCACCGAAGTACTTCCAGCCGAGTGCTGACTTACGGCGAAGGATGTCAATCTGAGGTGCAATGACGGTTTGTACATCATAAACATTAGCCTCAAGAAGAGCTTCCTTACCAACTGCAACAGCCTTGTAAACAGTTGCAGATGAAGCACCGTCTGCACCTGAAGGTACACGAGTTGTCTGAACAACTTGGAATCCTTCAAGAACACCGATGGTGCCAGTCAATAGGTTGCCAACATTCTCGGTTGTGTACTTGTGAATGTCAACGAATCCGCCTGATCCGGTTTCGGCACGAAGGTCGAAAGCCTGACGAGGGTGGATGAACAAGGTGTAAAGATCACCGATACGAGGCTGTGCTGATGCCTCAAGAAGGGTGGTCTGAGCCTTACGAAGCATTGTTGTTGAAAGAACATCAGATGCTGTAAGAGTTGCTGTTGATGTACGAGTTCCGCCGTACTTAACAACAGTTCCGCCTGTAAGGGCAGTAGCAACAAGCTTGTCGAGAGTATCGGCAGCGTTGTATGCAATAGCATCACCGATCATTGTGTCAATGTCAGAGAATGCTGCAAGGTTTACCTTCTCAGTTTGCTCAACTGCATTACCGTATTCGGTAACAGTTACAGTAACTTGAGATGGGTTACCCAAAGCAACTGGTGTTACATCAGATGCTTCAGTTAGAGCTGTGGTAGCAGCAGTCAAGTTGTCATAAACAGAGAACTTGAGAGTTGTACCCGGGTTGGTCATAGAGACAGGGCGTAGATCTGCAACAGAACGCATAACAGGAAGTGAGCGGAGTGCAGCACGAACATATGTGTCATATGCATTGACTACGAGGTTGCCTAGACCAGAGATTTGTGTAGTTGCCATTTGGCACTACCACCTTTCTATGGGTTAGTAACCCTGCTTACCTAGATCAGCAAAGAGTTGCTTGAGGGCTTCTGGCCCCTTTGCAGCAGCTTCTTCCATCTGGGCTTGAATCAATCGTTCTCTGTCGGCTGTGAGACCGGCATCGACTATTGACTGAGCCTTGATGTAGCTTTCCTTGAAACCTTCTGGCAAGTTTGGGTTTGGTTGATTTGAACTTTGACTTGAGACACCGAAGACTTCTCCGTTTTCTTCAAGCCATTTCGACAACGATTCCTCCGTGAGGTCGATGTCCTGCGGAATGAATGAAGCAATCTTCGGATTCACTCCTCGAGCCGACAAGGTTTCTTTGATAGTTCGATCTCGTTTTTCCTTACGCAGTTCGGCAAGCTCTGCCTGAATTTCCTTCAGTTGCTTGTCTTTTTGCTTATTTGCTTTGCGTAGGTTGGTGAAGCTATCTTCTTGACCTTCGTTTTCGAAGTCATCCTCATCGTATTCGTAATTGGACATTTGTCCTACTCCCTTTTTGTTTGTTTGTCGCTGGCCTCAAATAGATCGGGGAATCTACTTGGCTCCAACTTCCGGGCTAATACTCACCTCAAGTTCCGGCATTTCAAGAGATGGAGTGGGTGTCTGGGTCTCGAACCCAGATGATTGCCAATCACCCTGTTATTGAATTATTGGGCCCTTTGCCTCAATGCTCTCTGACCTACTCCTGAGGTTCCAGAGAACTGTGCAAGGTTAGTTGCCTTTAGTCTTTCCATAATCTGCTGTGATGCAGTATCTGCACCGAACTCAGCAGCAATGGCTTCCTTAGCTCCGAAGTTCTCACCATAGATATCAGCAAGGTTTCCGTATTGCTGGATGTTCTGTGCAACCTGTGAATACTTCTGGCGTTGAGTTCCATAGGCAAGAGATCCTGCACCGTATTGCTGTGCAATATCTGCTTGTTCCTTAGTCAAACCTTCTAGCAATGCAGCGGCGGTATTGAGATTCTTGCCGGTGATTGACTCAAGGATTGGCTGACCTCTCTCTGGGTCAGCAAAGTATGCTGTCAACATATCATCGTTGATTCCGTATAGGTCACGAAGTTGTCCACGGATTGTTGGGTTAGTTGATTGTACGAAGTCTCTATATGCTTGGAATACATTCGATACATCAACTGCTGTGTAGTTGTTCTTTAGAAACATCTGGAAGTCTTTAGTCTGATCATAAAATCCCTTTGGTGCATTGTATGAAGTAAGCACCTTCTGGTATTCATCTTCCATTCCAACGATTGTCTTCTCATCCAATGCTCGATATCCAGCAGCCAAACGAGCTTCGTTTACCTGACCAAATCTCTGGTAGTAAGGCTCTGTTTGAATCAACTGTAGATAGAAACCTTCTGAGGTTGTAGGAATCTCATCAAACTTATTACCTCTACGATCTACACCTTCGCCACGGAAGATTTTAGCAATGACATCTCCAAACTCTGGAACACCCATTTGGGTGAATCGTTCTGTGATGATGTCGTAAGCAGACTTGCGTTCCTTGGCTAGTTGATCGAGACGAGCCTGTTCAGCAGCCTTTTGTTGTGCTGCCAACTGGTTTTGAAATCCTTGTGTTGCTTTAGCGATAGCATCATCAATGGCTTTTTGAATCTGCTCAGGAGTCATGCCCTGTTGGCTTGTATCAGGTGCTGGGGTATCCGTATATGTTCCATCATCATAATAGGTACGAATTACACGATTTGCACCAGATCCAAGGATTTCAGTTCTTACAACTTTTTTACCTGTAGGGGTTCCGATTATTTCAGTAGTTCCATCATCATAAGTTACGGTTACTGTTCCATCAGCATTTGTAACTCGAGAAACAATTTTCTTTCCACCCTTGTTTGCATTAGGATCTGCATTGGGATCTCCAGCACCTTCGGGAGTTTCAGTAGATCCTGTTGGTGTTACACCAGTTACACCTGTAATTTTTTTGCCAGTTTCTTCAAACATTCGGAATGAACCGGGATCAAATACACCAGATGTACTTGCTACATTTGAAATAGGATTAGAGCCAGTACCAAGACCTGCACCAGTACCAGCCTGACTTGCACCATAAGGATTAGTTGCTGTATCAGGTGCAGTAATCTTTACCTTAGTACCGCTATAAATGACTGTTTGACCAGCAGATGCACGAGCTGCAAGTGTTGGGTTATCTGCAAGAATCTGTGCAACAGTAGTACCGTTTGCCTTAGCAATACCAGAGAGGGTATCGCCTTTCTTAGCCGTGACTCTTTCTGCCATGTCTTATAGTCCTAACATTTCTTTCAGTTGTAGTGTGATTGTGTCTGCCTTACCTCTAGCGTTAGATGTGTACTGCCAACGACTATCTTTGTATAGGCCCTGCTCAAACATCCACAACGGAACGGTTTCGTAAGAAGTTGAATTACCTTTAGCATCCGTAATTGCTTTGCCCTGCATAGCCTTACGGATGGTTGGATCTTCCAGATCGAGACCACCTTCTGGGATCTCAAGGATACGAACCATTGCTTGGATATATGGGCTTGCAATGGATAGTGGAGATTCTCCATTTAGGATTCGATCACGGAATGCTGGGAAAGCAGCGATGGCTTGCTGACGAAGGTTCTCATCAATCTGCTCATTGTTTGAGTCACCAAGGAAAACATTCTTAGCAAGGTTGTTTGCTGCTTCCTCAGTAATACTCAAACCATACTGGCGATATTTGGTCTGAACCATAAGTTTGTTAGCATTGATTTGCTGTTGAACCTGTGGCTGTGACAAGTACTTGTCAGTACGGCGAAGCTGCTTAGTAAAGTCTCCAAGGTCTGATGACTTAGTTAGAAGGCTCTGGAAGAGTTGATCATTGACTGTAAACTGAGAAGCTGCAATCTGGAAGTTAGTCCGATAGATCTCAATATAGTCGGCTGCTGCTTGATTGAAGTCAAGACCTGCCCTCATTGCTCGGGCTACATCTGGCTTGACTGTATCAAGTTGGAACTTCTGGATAGACATCAAACGGATGTCATATTGAATCTCTTCACGATCCTTGACCTTGGCAAGGAGTTGATCTCTAAATGCAGTCTGTTGATCTGATGTAAGAGTTACACCGTTAGCCAATGAGTATCCACCGA